ACCAAAGCCTCTACAACACCGCCGCCGAACTGACCCGCATCATGGGCCACAAGAACCCGGACAAGTTCTTCAATGATCCCAGCGCGCGGGATCCCCGCACCGGACAATTGCTGCACCCGCCGCCACCATCGCCACCGCCCGGTCCGGAAGCCATCAAGGCGAAGGCGCAGCTGCAGATCGCAGAGAGCAAGGCGGAGACCGACCGGGCCACCGCGATGCAGCGCATGCAGCTGGAGCAGGCGCGGGCAGAGGCCGACGCGCTGCGTCAACATGCGAGGCTCAGCGCCGACATCGAACTGACCAAGGTCAAGGCCGAGCTCGAAGCGCGGCTTGCCGTGCTCGATGCCCATGTCAAGGCGCTGGCCGCCGCGCAGTCCGCCCGCCACGCCCGCGAGCAGCATCACGCCAATCTTGCCGAGAGCGCGCTCGGCATGGCCGCCGCCGCGCATCGCCATGACCTGAAGATGGCGTCGTCGCCAGCGCCGGATCGGCAAGGAAATTCCGATGAGTGAAGACCGCCTGTCCCGCGCCGCCGCCGCCGGCGTCCGCGCCCGCTCCCTGCTCGAGGATGATTTGTTGCAGGGGGCGTTCAGCGCCCTGGAAGAACGTTATCTGCAGGCTTGGCGGGCCACGGCCATCGACGATGTTGCGGCCCGCGAAACCCTGTTCAAGGCGATCCATGTCATCGGCAAGGTGCGGGATCATCTTGGCAGCGTCCTCAGCAACGGCCGGTTGGCCGAACGCGAGCTGCGGGAGCTAGTGGAGCTGGCGGAGCGGAAACGGCGGTTCGGGATTTTGTGAGGCGGGTGCAAGGGCGGTTATGAGGACCGCCATGAAGGCCGCGCCTTCAGCTGAAGCACCGCCACCTCAACCCTGAGGCGACGCACCAAAATGATAAGTTGAACGAATGCATCACAGTCACTGCGGTAGAACGTAGAACGCACCGCTGTTGTCGCTTGATGCGAGAGTCGGGCTCTCATGGTTCGAGGAGCAAGCCGTTGCCCTTCCCGGGCGACGGCTTGCTCCTCACCCTGAGCTCCCAGCGCCAAAACCGGCGCTGCACACGGACCATGAACAGCGTGTTGATGGAGAGGGTTCGCAATTCGACATGTGCGACACAACACAGGCGCTGTCGGACTCGGCCGCCTGATCGCAGCCTGCGCGGCCTGAGATCCACCGGTTCAACGTCTTTCGTTGCCAAATTGACCAAGCGGCGCGCTGCTTTGCCGATGCCGATCTGCCAGCGCTGGTCACGTGCGGCCACATTCCGCGCGCGGCAATTCCCTGTCATCACATAACCCTCCACATCACCCTCGCCAGGATGGATCCGCATGCCAAGAATGTCCACGCTCGATCTCAAGGCCATGCTGGCAGCTGAGCGGTCCTCCGCGCTGGCCGCGATGAGTGCGGCGCAGCTGATGGAAGATCGCGCCCAGGCCATGAGCTATTATCTCGGCGATGTCTCGGCCGACATGCCGGTGGTCGATGGCCGCTCATCGACGGTGTCGATGGATGTCGCCGATACGATCGAAGGGATGATGCCGAGTCTGATGGACATCTTCGCCGGCTCCGATGAGGTGGTGCGGTTCGAGCCGGTCGGCCCTGAGGACGAAGCCGCGGCGCAGCAGGAGACGGACTATGTCAATCACGTCTTCATGCAGCAAAACCCCGGCTTCATGGTACTCTATTCTTTCATCAAGGATGCGCTCTTGTCGAAGACAGGCATCGTCAAGGTGTGGTGGGAGGAGCGCGAGGAGGAAAGCCGCGAGACCTATTATGACCTGACCGAGGACCAGTTCGCGCTGCTGGCGCAGGCGGTCGCGGAATCCGGCGGCGCGATGGAAATCGTCGAGCACAGCGTTCACCACGGGCCGGAAGACGACGCGAGCGAGGCGACGAGCTAGCGCCATGGCCGAGGCGACCTGGGACGGCGCGTGGTATAACCCCTACGCGCCGCCGATCTTTGCATCGCCCGCGCCACCACCAGCGCCGCTGCCGCTGCCGGCGTTTCCGCAGGATCGGCCGTGGTGGATGGCGCCGCCGGTCCTTCCGGCAGCGGGCGCGACCGGACAGAACCAGCCGTCGGCGTCGCATTTGCTGCCGTCCGGCCATCCCTGGGGCAGCGCGCCACTGATCTTTCCGCCTGCGCCGGCTGATGCCGCGGGCCAGGGCGCACCGGCGCAGCCATTCTTCCCAACGCCAAAGCCGCCGCCGTTGGCCGACTCGGTAAATACGCTGCCGGCAACACCAGAGCATCGGGCGCCAGACCCTGTTCGCTCGGACTATCAATTCAATAAGCTCGGCGACGCCTATGCGCCTGCCGGGATGACCGACATCGGACCGCCTTTGATCGGGGATGGCGGCCAGCTATTTCCCGGCACGGCATGGGGGCGGAAAGCCGCCGATATCGGCAGCCAGCTGGCCTATCGCTACATACACGGCCTGCTGACGCTGCCGCAGCGTGCGATCGAAGCCGCGCAACAATCGGCCGAGCATGATTTCGGGCCGGGGCCTGCCGCGATCAGCGATTCCGATCCGCCCTGGCAGGATCCGCTTATCCCGGTCGCCGTGGAGATCGCGCTGGCCACGATGGGCGGGGCCGGCGCCGTGCCCGCGCGGGCCAATACGCGGCGCGCGGGATTGACCGGCGCGCGGCAAGGAGCTGCGGAGGCGGGCACGGCGACAAAAGCCACGGGTACAACGGCTGTTGACGCCGCGGCGTCTGCTGCAGGTCGCGGTGCCGCGAGCAGCGGACTACCGGCTCCCTTTGATGGCGAATTGGCTGCTCGGCAACTGCTCGGAACCACGCGAACACCAGCCGGCCGCAGCATCATGTTCCATGCGGCGGATCGAATGGTGAATGCGCCCAAGGGACGGATTCCGATGTCGGCGGAGGATGTCGATCAAGTCCTGGACGGCGCCACACGCATCGCCAAGCGCAGCTACCATCCTCAGGGAAATACGCTTATGATAGAGAATTCGAACATGCCAGGTCGACCGCGCGTGGTCGTCGACGAAGCTACGGGACAGCGCGTCATAACTGTCATCAATCCCAGGCAGCAGGCAAAATGAGCATTGCGGAAATCGAGCGGCTGGTTCAGCGATTCGTTTCTGGAGCCGATACATCAATTTCGGTCGTTCATGAAATTGAGGCGGTCTTGGATGACTGGTTCCCGGATGATGATTATGTGCAGGAGACCGTGGAGATGCTCGCGATGTACAGGCCTGGCGGCGGAGAGTTTTTGTTCGATAAGGCTGAAATCAGTCAACGACTGATCCAGACGCTCAAGCATCTGAGCGCGTAAGAGCGCGCTCGCTGTGGTACCGCGAAACGGGGGGCGGTCGCGTACGGCTTCGCCGATGGCCCAGCCTATCGAGATGACGCCATGGTCATCCACCAACCCATCTTTTCGAACGCCGGCCGCGATGATGTCGCCGACAAAATACGATGCCTTGAGGCTGTCATCATCGGCACCGGGCCGCGGCTGGGCTTGTAAGTTGACCGGCATCCAACATCGCAGATAAATTCCGGTTTGAGATGGTGGATCGCGCTGCGCTCCGATCTACGCGACAATAATGATGGCCTGGGCCTCTCGCAAAACTTGACGGGTCCGGCGAAACAGGGTACAACTTACATCGTCGAGAAAGTCAGTAACCGCCCCCGGAAATTTCCGTCGGGCGGTTTTTTATTGGGGATGGCGCGTCGCATCGGCTATTGAGGCGTTGGCGCGATCGCAACATGTTTGCCGGTCTTGTCGACGACAACCATGAATCCATGGCGCCGCTGTCCCTCCCGATCCAATCGCAATCATTGCAGAAAACAGGATCCCCGATTCCCTCGGTGATCACGCGGAAACCAGGAATATCTCATGACCGACGACACGACGGCGCCTGCCGACGCCGATATCCTTGCGCTGGCGCTGCCGGCGGATGCGCCCGAGGCCTTTCGCTCGCCAACCAGCGCGGCCAAATATTACATGGCGCTGCGTGAAAACGATCCCACCGCCAAAGCGCGCGCCGAAGCGGCGACCGTGGAAACTGAATTGTCCCAACCGGACAGCGCCGCCCCTGATCAGAAGCAGGATCGCGGTGAGGACGAGGTTGCCGACCCTCATGAAAATGAGACCATCGAGCCGCCGAACTCTTGGACCAAGGCCGAGAAGGAACGCTTCGCCACCTTGCCTCGCGAGACGCAGGAATACATCCATGCGCGCGAACAGGAACGGGAGCGTGAGTACCGCCGCGGTCAAAACGACATCGCTGACCAGCGCAAGGCGATTGCTGCCGAGCGTGAAATGGCGGAAAAGGCAAGGCTTCATTACGAGGCCCAACTCCCGCGTCTGATGCAGACGCTCCAGGCTGCGCAGCAGGCGAACTTCGCCGACATTCAAACCATCGACGATGTGCAACGGCTGGCAGAGCAGGATCCGTTCCGATATCTGCAATGGCAGGCCCACCAGACCAAGCTGCAGGCCACCCATGCCGAACTGGAGCGATCGCGGGGTGAAGCGTCGAGGGCTGAACAATCCCGATGGGCAGAGCATGTCAATCGGGAAAACCAGCTCGCCGCCGAATTCATCCCGGAGCTTGCAGACAAGGTCAAAGGTCCCGCATTGACTGCCCGCGTCGCCAATGAACTCTTGCCCGAACTCGGCTTCAAGCCGGACGAACTCGCCGCCCTCGCCAGCGGAAAGCAAAAACTTTCCGTCTATGACCATCGCGTGCAGCGACTCCTCGCCACCGCCTTGAAATATGCCGACGTGCAGAGGGCCTCAAAGGCCGCGGTCGCCAAGCCGCTTCCGCCAGTGCAGCGGCCGGGAACGGCGCGGCCCTCGGGCTCCGCCAATTCCGAGCGCATTCAAGCCCTCACCGAACAGCTCAACCGCACCGGATCGCTGAAAGTCGCGCAAGAACTGCGCGCGTTGCAGAGCAGTCAGCGCCGGTCATAGTCCAAGGAACAGCCACATGGCAGCGCCTATCAATACCTTCACCACCTATAGCGCGATCGGCAATCGCGAAGATCTTTCGGATATGATCTACCGCATCGACCCCGTCGACACCCCCGGGATGACGGCGATCGAAACCGAGAAGGCCACCGGGGTCAATCACGAGTGGCAGACGCAGGCGCTGGCGGCCGCCAACGGCGCCAACGCGCAACCCGAAGGCAATGATTTCACCGGCGTTGCCGCCACGCCCACGGTCCGGCTTGGCAATATCGCCCAAATCAGCGCCAAATATCCTGTGGTGTCGGGCACCCAGCAGGCGGTCAAGCATGCCGGCCGCTCGAACGAAATGGCCTATCAGGAAATGCTGAAAGGCATGGAACTGAAGCGCGACATGGAGACCGTCCTGTTCGGCACCAACCAGGCCAAGCAGACCGCCGATCCGCGCAACTGCGCCTCGATCCTGTCGTGGATCTATACCAACACCGTGTTCGGTGCCGGCGGCGCCAACCCGACGGCTGCGACCGGAGCCTACACCCGCACCGACGGCGCCCAGACGCGCTTCACGGAGAACAACCTGAAGACCGTGCTATCCTCGATCTGGACGGCGGGCGGCAAGCCGGATCTGATCCTGGCCGGCGCCTTCAACAAGCAGGTGTTTTCCACCTTCACCGGCCGCGCCACGCCGACCGAGACCACGAAGGAAAAGAAGATCACGGCCGCCGTGGACGCCTATGAGTCCGATTTCGGCAAGCTCAAGATCGTTCCGGACCGCTTCCAGCGCCCCCGTGACGTCTTGGTGCTGGAGACCGACAAATGGGCCATCGCCTATCTCAACGGCCGCAAGTTCGTCTCGCTCTACATCGCGCCGACCGGCGACAGTGAGAAGCGCGAGATCCTGTCGGAATATACGCTGGTCGCCCGCAACGAGAAATCGTCGGGCGGCGTGTTCGACCTGACCACCGCGTAAGCCTTCACCCTTTCACCCCTGGACTTTGAGGGCGGCTTTCGGGCCGCCCTTTTTCATAGGAGGCTTTTGCCATGCCACTTCCTGTCAACCGTCCCCTCAACGAGGCCACGATCACCGAATCCACCACCTCGATTGCCACCAGCCCGATCGCGGTCACCGGGGTCGCCCCTGTCGCGGGCTATGTTCAGCGCGTGATGGCGGCGGCCGGCGGGACCACCACGGGTACCACCAACGTGACCGTCTCGATCAACGGCGGCTCCGATATTGCGGGCGGCAACCTCAATATCCCGGCCGGCACCGGCGCACGCGCCGGCAACGTCTGGGAACTCGGCGTCACCGGCGGCGGCGCCACCGATGGCGTGTGGATCAACGAGGGTGATCAGGTCACGTTCACCCCATCCGGCGGCACCGGTTCATCGATCAACGGCGCCTTCGCGCTGGTGATCCGTACCATTACGTGACCGCGATGCAGATCAATAACCCCGCTGCGACCTTCGCGCGGCCGGCGAACTCCACCGCCTACGCGGTGGGCGGCCTGGTCGCCAACTCGGTTACATCAGGCTCGGTCGTGCCGATGACCTTCCAGCTCGGCAACATGTTCGGGCAGGGGCAGCTGCGGCTGACCCGCGCCCGGCTGTTCAAGAGCGGCACCGGTATCACCAACGCCGCCTTCCGCATCCACGTCTATGAGGCGCTTCCAACCGTAATCAACGGCGACGGCGGCGCCTGGCTGAGCAACCTAGCGGCGCACTGGATCGGCAATATCGACGTCACGTCGATGTTGGCGTTTTCCGATGGCGCGGCTGGGACCGGATCTTGTCCGGCCGGTTCGGAAATCTTCCTGAAAACCGCCGCGGGCTCCCAGGTCTACGGTCTCCTGATGGCGCTCGGCGCTTACACGCCGGCATCGGCCGAACAGTTCTCGGTCGTGCTCGAAGAACTGGACGCCTACTGATGGGTGTCGATGTCCGCTTCCATCTCGATCCGATGGGCCATGACATGGCCATCGAGCACGTCCAGGATTGCACGCCGATCCTGGACTGGAACAAGGAGGCGCGGCGTGACGCGCAGCCCTCGGATTGGGGGCGCCACGTCGCGCGTATCCCGAACGTGGTTCTCGTCAAATGGCTCGATGAGGAATACGCGCGGGGCCGGAGCCTTCGGCTGTTCTCGCCGGAGTTCAACGAACTGGTCGAGCGCAAGCTGAAAGACCCGGAATTCGCTTATCTTCGCGTTGACAAGCCATCGGCGTTCCTCGGCTGGGATGGCGTGCCGCTATGACCACGATCGCGGTCTATACCGATCTGCAGAACGCCGTCACCGAATATCTGGCGCGCGACCAGGATGCCACGCTGATCGCGCGCATCCCGACCTTCATCCAGCTCGCAGAGGCCAAATTCAACCGGATGCTGTTCACGCGGCAGATGGAACAGCGCTCCACCACGCTGACCGTTCCGACCGCGACAGAACCGCAATACATCGCGCTGCCGGCCGATTTCCAATCGATGCGCCGGGTCAAGCTGACCAGCACCAGCCCAACCGTGCGGCTCGATTACAAATCGCCGTCACAGCTCGATGAATACCGGTCATGCATTGGCGACACGATCAACCAGCCGCTATTTTTCACGATTTTCGGCAACGAGATCGAACTCTGCCCGACACCGGATGAGATTTACACAGTAGAGATGGTGTACCGCCAGAACATCCCGCCGCTGGCGCTCAACGCCACGAATTGGCTGCTGAACCTGGCGCCCGATCTCTATCTGTACGGCGCGCTGATGGAATCGGCGCCCTATATCAAGGAAGATGCGCGCATCCAGACCTGGGCGCTCGGCTTCACCGCCGCGCTGAACGACGTCAACGGCCTCGGGCAGATGTCGACGTTCAATGCCGGGCCGCTCGAGATGCGCATTTCCGGAGTGACTCCCTAAATGGCGGCGTTTCAGAAATTCAATTGCTTCGCCGGCGACGTGGCGCATGCGCTGCATGACATGAAAACCGGCACCTCGCAGCTGTTCAAGATCTATCTCAGCAACACTGCGCCACAGCCGTCGAACAC